GCTTCAAGTGTTTCTGTTACTGGAACGTTAACTCTAACTCTTGATAAATGACTATCTACAAATGGCTCATTTAACTCTTCGGACGATGCTGCAACTGCACAGTTTGTTTTTGCCCACAGCGTTGTAAGGTTGCGTTGCGCTTCAGTAATTAAACTTTTATAGTCAAGGGTGTCGTCTAATGCCCACAAAACTAGCGGATGCTCAGAATATATTTTTTCTGCATACAAGTTTGATGGGGTAGACATATTTCTCCTATCCCCTTATTATAGCAGGATGAAGACTAATATAGTTTGATTTCGCAAGCGTCTGTTGAGCAATATTTTTCAGACTCTGCATCAAGATTATCTTTGCCATCATAAATAGCAGACCAATCAATTTTACCAATTTTACCAACATAAGAGTTATACTCTTTTCTTGTAATATTTGAATATGGCTGTTGTGGATAAGTCTTATTGCCCATAGGTAAAAATGAAACTGCCTTTAACTGACCCTCATACATATGTAATGCTGGAGCAATGTGTTTAGTCTCAGACTCCTTGTCAAATGATAAAGTTACAGATACTCCATTATCAGACCAATATTTTTGAGCGGTAGCAGCCAAACCAATCTTTTCAAAAAGACTTACATCTTTCTCAGATCTTGGATGTCCAGATGCTACTGGGAAATATACTACTGAAGTGTTTGCTGATACTACGTCATCTTCAATTTTATACCCTGCTGCTTTAAATAAATGCACCATTGGATCTGTATTACCAAACCTTATAGCACGAAGATAGAATTCTCCTCCTGGACCCCAATGAACTCCTGGTGTTGCACCAGATAGTAGTGAAACAGATCCTGAAGGTTTAACGGTAGTTACACGAATTGATTCACGGACACATAGCCATTCTGAATAGGTATGATCATATGAACGAATTTTTTTATATCCTTCGTCCATCCATTCACGAATGATTGGCATACCTTTTTTATCTGCAAAAGATGCAATGCCAGTAAGGGATGTTCCAATACGACGATTACGTTGCATAATTCCATTTGTGGTTTGCCAATGTGTTGGCATAAGCGTTACAGTTTTACCGTATAAGTAAGCAAACTTTAATGTACGTAAAAAGTCTTCTTTATCTTCATGACGATTTAGATGAACTTCTACAAGTGTACATAATTCATAACTTTCTAATGGTTGTTCAGCGCAAGGGTTAAACCCCATAACACGAGAATCTTTATAATCTGGAGCGTCTGCTAATCTTCCATAATCTCTGGCAACATCTAGCCAAATAAATCCTGGCTCGCCATTGTCTGCAATTAAGTTAACATAGTCTTCATACTTTGTTCCAACCTCTGCAGAGATAGAGTTATTAGACATCCAAGCCCATCCTGGATTTTTTGAATCAAATGAGTTTCTATCTGGAAAAACCTCTGCATTTTTTAAATTAATAAAATCTTTATCTTCAGGATTTCCTAAAGCCAAAGTAGCAGAACGGCGAACATTACCAGAAACAACGCATGTACCAATAAGGTTTACAATGTCCACTATTGCACGAGAATCAAGTGTTTCTCCTACTCTTCCACCAATTACCCTGTCTATCTTACTGTGTAGTGCAATCAGTGGTTCTGGACCGCTAGCAACCCCACCAAAGCCTTTTATGGGTGCTCCTAGTGGACGGATAAGGTCATAGTTAAACTTCTGTATAGCCTGGTTAGGGCGTAGGTATGAATTTAATAGCATTCTTACAGAGTCAACCCAACCTTCACGAGTGTCTGGAATCTCCCATAAATTTTCTGGCTCTGTTGGCGCATGAATAGGCATTTCTTTATCTTGACCAACGGTATCAAACCCTACACCTATACCAAGCATTAATGCATCCATAACCCATGCGAATAAGGCTCCTGGATCATTGCGATCAATATCACGAGTAGAGACCATGGCGCAGTTTTGAAGAGAAGCAGAGTTACGTTTTTCCATAGTCATTGGAGTTCCAAATGCCCAAAGACCTCTACCTGGAGGAGTCCACTTTAAACTAAACATGCGGTCATAGGCTTCTTGAGCAGATTTTTGAGCCTTGTTATCATTCCATGGAAGTCTATTGTCTTTAGCGTGATTCTTTTGTACAGAGTACATTCCTTCAATTACCCGCTTGCAAACCTCATGCCATCTTTCCTTTGTGCCGTCTTCTTTCATGCGAGAATAAGTGCGGATAAAAGTAATTTCACCTAGTGAGTTAGATCCTGCGTCTGAGAATCCAAATGGGGGTGTAGTGTTTTTGTATTTTTCTACAAAATCTTCTAGTAAACGAAAAGAAAAAGTATCTGACATTTATGTTCCAACTTTCTATTAATATTATAAGTACTTTGCAGAATCCAAAGTAGTGTTAAGTATATCATAGAATTAAAAAGAAAAAGACGCTTGTTTAGGGCGTCTTAGTCTCTAGTTAAGAGTTAGTGCTTTGTATTTTATAAAGCGCCCATAATAATCATTGCTGCGTCTACTCCTGCTGATGCAGTAGCAAATGATAAATTTCCAGAACCGTCTGTTGTTAAAACTTGATTAGCGGTTCCATCTGCTGCAGGAAGTACCCAAACCTTATTTGTTGTAACAGTTCCTGGTGACTTAAGACCAACATAGTGAGTTGAGTCTGTATCTGCTAATCTAAGTTCTGCTGTAGCATTAAGGGTAAGTGCTGTTGTTGCTACTGCGCTAGAAAGTGTTTTGTTTGTAAGAGTTTCGCTACCCGCTAAAGATGCAAGATCAGCATCACTAACTGCAGTGTTTAATTGAGCCAGAGTTGAAGTAATTGTGTTTGATCCAAGAGATATTGACTTATTTGTAAGTGTATCTGTGGTTTCACGTCCTACTATGGTGTCTGTTGCATCTGGCAGGGTTAATGTACGATCTGCCGTAGGATCTGTTACTGTAAGTGTAGTTTCAAAATCATTTGTTGTTGCACCTTCAAAAACAAAAGCAGTTTTAACAGCAATTGTAGTTGAATCAATAGTTGTAGTAGTTCCTTGAACTGTTAAATCACCAGTAAGAGTTAGTGATGTACCAGATGCTACTCCAATATTGGGTGTAGTTAGGGTTGGACTTGTAAGGGTTTTATTTGTTAATGTTTGAGTTGCATCAAGAAGAACAACTGTTCCTGTGGCATCTGGAAGAGTAATTGTTCTGTCAGCGGTAGGGTCAGTTACTGCAACAGTTGTTTCAAAAGCATTATCTGTTGCACCTTCAAAAGTAATGCTTGAACCAAAAGCGGGGTTAACGGTAGAGTTAGCATCAAAAAAGTAATCTAGGCTTGTCCAGTTATTTGTTCCATCGCCAATTTTAAATTTATTTGTGTCTGATTCCCATCCTATTTCACCAGCATTTAATACTGGTCCTGCTCCTGCGTTTGTAGAGATCCACTGCGCTGCAGTTCCTCTACGCTGTTGCATTCTGGTTGCCATGTTGCTCCTTATTTCCTAGTTATATTATAACAGATAGTTTAATTAAAAACTTCTGTTGCTATTCCACCGTCGTATGTTAATTCCCAACTATTTGTATTATAAAAACCAGCATCCTCTTCTGATCCTGCCTCATAATAAAATCCAGCATCAACAAATGTACTTGCAATAAGTCCAGTTCCACCAATTGCTGTATCGTGAATGTGTTGAGCAATGTCTACGGTGTCATTTAAGAGTGCCAGGGTGTACCATTGTCCATCAACATAAAATGCAAGTCTGTCTGTTGCGGTATCAATATAGAGTTGTCCATCAACCGCATTTGCTGGGGCGCTAGCAGCGGTTGAAACTAAAATTGGCTTAGTATCTACATAAAGTTTTGTTGCTGCATGTGTATTTTCAGTAGGAGTGGCAACTGTGACTGTTGATCCAAAAGTTCCGCCGTCGGCTACAATAATGCCGTGCTTTACCCTGAAGTCTTTATTTACTGTTGCCACTTCTAACCTCTATTCTAGTTATGCTTCAATATAAATTTTGTGTACTTTAACATCGGTGTCTGCTGCTGCTCCAGTTACCTGAAGAAGAACGTTTCCTGCGCTGTAAACAGCGTCAGTTGTTCCTAGCACTGCGTTGCTAATTACATCTGCATACTCTGTTACGTAAACGTTATTTGATCCATCTACAGTAACTAAAACTTCAATTACTTCAATGTCGCTACCTTTTCTCATCTGCACAATATATTTTGCAGATCTATAAGTGGTTGCTGACCATGTATCAATTGTAGTTGCTGAAGTTGAAGCGGTAGCAAGAGCAGAACCAACAAGAGCATCTGGAAGAGCAATACTTGTCGCTGCTGCTGCACCAAGAGTTGGTGTAACAAAAGTTGGGCTAGTAGTAAATGCTACTGTTGAAGATCCTGATTCATCAGTTAATGCTGCTGCAAGGTTTGCAGAAGATGGAGTTGCAAGAAATGTTGCTACGCCAGTTCCAAGACCAGATACACCAGTTGAAATAGGTAGTCCAGTTACGTTTGTCATTGTTCCAGACGCTGGAGTTCCAAGTGCTGGAGTTACCAAAGTTGGACTCTCAGCAAATACTAGTGCGCCAGTTCCTGTTTCACCAGTTACTGCTGCTGCTAAGTTGGCACTAGATGGTGTAGCAAGGAATGTTGCTACGCTAGTTCCAAGACCTGAGATACCAGTTGCTACTGGAAGACCAGTTGCATTTGTTAAGGTTCCTGCTGATGGAGTTCCAAGATCAGGAGTTGTTAATGTTGGTGATGTAAGAGTCTTGTTTGTAAGGGTTTGTGTACCTGTTAATGTTACTACAGTTGAGTCAATATCAAGAGTGTTTCCAGTCTTGTCTAATCCTGTACCAGCAATAATTTGTCCCAAACCAGTAAACTGGGTAAAGACAAGTGCTGTAGTTCCAACTGTTATTGCGCCATCGTTAATTAATACATAACCTTGATCAGCGTTTACAGTTCCTTCTTGTACGAATACCGCAAAGTTTGCAGTAACTTCTGCACCTGCATCTGCATCAGTTGAACGATCTGGGGCACCAGACACCTTAACAACGTAGATACCGTTTTCTGAACCAGTTGACTGATCCTTAACAAGAACACGATCTCCAGTAGCAAGAGTTACGCCATCAAGGACATCTCCGTTTTCAAGAGCAGAGGCAAGTGTTATGTTAGCAGTTGTTGCTGCACGTACTGATGCTTTCCAGTCAATACCTTGAACTGTTGTATCTACATAATTCTTTGTTGCTGCATCTGTTCCATCAGTTGGTGTACCAAGACCTGTGATCTTGTTTGTGCCCATTGCAATTGCACCAGACATTGTTCCGCCAGCAAGTGCTAGTTTTTCTCCAAGTGATGTTGTAAGTCCTGAAATCTTTGACTGTGCAATTGCTGCTGCTGAGTTGATGTCAGCGTCTACAATTGTGTCGTTAGCAATTTTTGCTGAAGTAACTGCCTGATCTACAATTTTTGCTGTTTCTACAGAATCTGCAGCAAGTTTAGCAGCAGTTACGTTAGCATCTGTAATCTTTAGTGTGGTTACTGCACCATCTGCAAGTTTGCCAGTGGTTACGTTTAAATCTGTAATCTTTGCTGTGGTTACTGCATTTGCAGCAATCTCTGCTGTGTCAACTGCTGAATCTGCAATCTTAGCATTTGTAACTGAGTTTGAAGCAAGTTTTGCTTCTGTTACGTTTGCATCTGTAATCTTTGCTGTTGTTACTGCATCTGCAGCCAACTTTGCTGTTGTTACGTTAGCATCAACAATCTTTGCTGTCTCTACAGAATCTGTAGCAAGTTTTGCTGCTGTTACGTTAGCGTTTAGAATTTTATTTGTAGTTACTGAATCTGAAGCAAGCATTGTTGCTGAAACTGTGCCAGTGTCACCAGACGTAACTAGTGTTCCAGTTATGTCAGGAATTGTAATTGTACGATCTGCTGTTGGGTCTACTACTGTAAGAGTTGTTTCGTAAGCATCTGCTGTTGCACCTTCAAAAGTAATGCTTGTATCAAAAGTACCAACTGCTGCAGGGGCTGTGTAGGATAATCCTGTTGCGGTTGAACTGTCTACTGTTAAAACGTGTCCATTGGTTGCACCAACGGCTAATCTGATACCAGTATTTGATCCTGTACCAACTAGTAAATCACCTTTTGCGTCAAAAATTTCTTTTGTAACTACGTCATGGGTGTTAACGGTCGCAGTTGATCCCTCAACTACCAGTCCCGATTTTACTCTAAAATCTTTTACTACGGTTGCCATTTTTTATCTCCTTGGTTAAACCTTTAATCCCATACGCAGAAAGCGTAGAGTTATAGGTGTACTTCCCCCAACAGGAACTACAGTTAAAGAAACTGTGCTTCCAGCCTTTGAAACGGAGATGGTGCCAATGTTCCCATCGTTTTCAATTGTTCCATATTGAGTAACAGATACATCTGATCCATCATTCAATATTGTTAATTCTGTAACAGCGTACTTGTTAGCACCGCCTGCTACATATTTCATTGAGATCATATATTTCATTGATCTAAACTCAGTTGCTGAAAAGTTATCAAACACTGTGGAACTTTCAATTCCATTAATTGTTAACTCGTTATTGCCGTCTGAACCTAAATCTGTAGACCTAGCAGAGGTGCTATCAATTAAATCTATATAGTTTTCTTCTGTTGGCCTATCGCCAGTTTCAAACAGTGCTTTTAAGTTGGTGGTTGATATCTTTGACATAAGGTTATTATATCATTATTTTAAAGAATATAATTAGAAAAACCAATTATCTGAATACCAATTCCAGGGGGATTTGCTGGATCATATCCTTCAAGACCTATGTTAGTTAAACTAACCATAAAAGGTAAAACTGATACAGGAGTTATTACTTTTGCATAATTTACGTTTTGAAAATTTGACGGTACTGCTTTTAAATCAGAAATTGCGACGGTATTGGTCAATGTAGCAATAGCAAGAACTGCCCCTAAAGCAACATTAGATGCTGTTGAGTTAAAGGGTTTTATGTTAGAGAGGGTTTTTGTTGGTTTTATATCTTGAATAGAAACGGGGTTTGATAAATTAGTGATTATTGTAATAGCCATTTATTAACTCTGATCTGTAACTTCGCCTATCATAATCATTTCACCTTGACATACCGTCCAAACACGAGTAGCGTCAGATAACTGAACATCAAATACATCGCCAGTTCTTAGTTGCTTAGATTGTGCTGGTGATACGGTTACTGTGAATTCTCCTGGATCATCAAACTCTGTTGCATATGGAGTTACACTAAATATTAAATCAGTTCCAACATTATCTGAATACCTTCTAAAATCTGCTTTTATATCAAAACCAGTGATATCTCCACTTTCATCATTTGTATAATCTACTTCATTTCCAAGATCATCTTCTACATAAATTCTAAAAGAAGCGCTGTCTCCTATAACTACTGTCCAGTTTACAAGTGGTGGAATATTTCCAAGATTATAGGATGCTGGAGCCGTTGGCTGAGGCGAAATTGCAGATTCATCGGGGTTTCTATATTGTGCCATAGTTATATCATTATACCATTAACTAATATAACATTTAAAGTATTTTTATATTTTATTTCCTTAACTTGACCAAAGAGCCAAATTAGTGTTATAATTAATACATGCTACCAGTAGGTAGCATTTGTTCTCTAGGAGGTATTCTACAATGAGAGAAGCAAATGTTTGGCTAGGGGTATTAACGTTGGTTATTTGTGGTACTGTTTTTTCAGGGGCTGCAAATGCAACAAATGAAAACAATTTATTAATTAAGGAGTCTGTGAAGTCTGCCACCCAACAGGTGGCTTTTTTGGTTTCTAAGGATAAGAAGTTAGAAAAGTATGAAAATGCTCATAATTTGACTGATGAACAGTTGGTTGATATGTTGCGTTATGTTGGGTTTGAAGGAAAGGCTCTAAGGTCTGCTTGTGCAATTGCTAAAGCAGAGTCTAATGGTCGCCCTCTTGCTTTTAATGGCAACGTAAAGACTGGAGATAATTCTTATGGTGTGTTTCAAATCAACATGCTTGGAGACCTGGGGTCGGATCGTAGAGATAAATTTGAATTAGACTCAAATGCTGAACTACTAAATCCAGTAGTAAATGCACAGATTGCTTTGCATATGACTAAGGGTGGAAAAGACTGGTCTGCTTGGAGTTCTGTAAATGGAACACGGTATCAGGAATGGTATGACAAATATCCTTGTAATAAAAAATAATAAAAGATAAAAATATCCCTCTTT